GGCTAAAGGGTACACAAACGCCACACACTTTCCCGACTGTGCAATCACTCTTATAACTGAGTAGTCTTATACAAGAGTACTCTTATGTCTTATATAAGACCTGTAAAGACATGGGGGGAGTGCCAACAACACCGGTAGCGACCGTAGAGCACCTTAACAGACACAAAAAAGAGCTAAAATAGGCATAATACTACATAAATTAAAGAGTAACTATGTAGAAAAAAGACATTTAGAATTAATGGTTTATGATATATAACTAGATAGCGTCCATTTAGAATAAAAAAGGACTTGACAAAGGGCTAAAAGTATGCTAGAATCAACCCACTATACAGCACATTCGGACAACACTATATTCATTCTAGTTAAATATTGATATAAATAACGTCAAATATCTGTATAGATATTAATAGTTACTAATAGTTACTAAACAGTACTAAAAGGATAAACATTTTGTCCCTTGAAGACTCTAAGCCTGTAAAAAGAGGTCGTGGTAGACCTCGAAAGACTGAAGTTGAAGCAAAAAAGAAACGAAATAAGGTTGGTCGTCCTCCAGGAGAAACGGCTAGGATTAAAGAGTTTCATGCAAGGCTATTAGCTACTAGTGGCGAGACAGTTATTAATACAATCATTAAGAAAGCACTTGATGATGACGATAAAGATCAGGTAGCGTGTCTTAAAATGTGTATTGACCGTGTATTACCTATGTCGTATTTTGAAAAGGGTAAGGATGCAGGTAGAGGCAGTGTCAACATTCAGATATCAATGGTAGGCGATAAGCAAGCTGAAGTTTTAGAACAAGAAGAAGTAACTGATGTAGAGTTTGAGACTGTTCAGAGTACCGATTATTCGGTAGAAACTAAAGAAGGCTAACGGATGTCAGACCTGAAGATTAGTTTACTTCCCTGGCAACAGGAGGTCTGGACTGATTCAGCTAGATTTAAGGTCATAGCTGCTGGTCGTAGGACAGGTAAGAGTAGAATGGCTGCGTGGAGACTGATAGTGTCTGCGTTAGAGGCTGATAAGGGTCATGTTTGGTATGTAGCCCCTACTCAGCAACAGGCTAGGGACATTATGTGGCAACAGCTACTGGAGTTAGGTAATCCGGTCATAGCAAATAGCCATGTAAACAATATGCAGTTAACATTGATTAATGGTTCTATCATATCGTTAAAAGGAGCAGATAGACCAGAGACAATGCGAGGTGTAGCTTTAAAGTTTGTTGTACTCGATGAGTATGCAGATATTAAACCTACAGTGTTTGAACAGATTCTTAGACCAGCGTTAGCTGACTTGAAGGGTCACTGTATATTTATAGGTACACCGAAGGGACGTAATCACTTCTACGACATCTATAAGATGGGACAGAGTGGTAAGCCAGAGACTAAAGACTGGAAGTCCTGGCACTTTACTAGCTTTGATAACCCACTGCTAGATAAAGAAGAGATTGAGATAGCAAAGAACACCATGTCTACGTTTGCATACAGGCAGGAGTTCATGGCTAGTTTTGAAGCACCACAGTCAGAGATATTTAAAGAAGACTGGGTGGTTGTCAAAGATAAAGATGATGAGCCAGAGTATGGTACTTACTATATGGCTGTTGACTTGGCAGGTTTTGAGAATGTGTCAAAGCAAGCCAGCAACAAAAAGAAGTACCTAGACCAAACGTCTATAGCTATTGTCAAAGTAGGAGATGACAACAAGTGGTGGGTAGATAAGGTTGATGCAGGAAGGTGGGATATAAAAGAGGTATGCGAGAGAATCCTAAGTCATGTCCAATTATACGGCATTCAAGTAATTGGAATAGAAAAAGGTTCTCTAATGAGAGCATTACTGCCTTACTTAACAGAGATGATGTTAAAGCAAAATGTGTATCCCAGAATAGAAGAGATAAAACTAGGCAATAAGAGTAAGATAGACAGAGTTGTAGGCGCATTGCAAGGTAGATTTGAACACAGGCAAGTAGAACTCTGTGATGGTGACTGGGTAAGAGAGTTTAAAGATGAGTTACTTAACTTTCCTACTACTGGTGTGCATGATGACATGGTTGATTCAGTGAGTCTAATAGCTCACATAGCTAATGCAGCAGTATACTTTGAAGATGATTTTGATGATTACGAACCCTTAGACATTATATCAGGATATTAAATATGGCTGAACAATACCGAGAAACAGAATTCACATCAGAGGAAGAAGAAGTAACTCAGAGTGATAAAGAGATAGTATCGTTTGTAGTTGAACACTGTGACAGGTGGAGAGACTGGAGGGATACTAATTATGAAACCAAGTGGGATGAATATGAAAGGATATACTATGGAGTTTGGAGCGCGGAAGATCGTACAAGGGACAGTGAGCGTAGTAAAATCATTAGTCCTGCTACCCGTCAAGCTGTTGATAACAGGGTTGCGGAAACTATGGAAGGCTTTGCTGGATCCGGGAAACTGTTTGAAATAACTGATGATGGTTTAGATGAAAATAGTGTTGACGTTGAGTTAATGCAATCTCTTCTGTTAGAAGATACACACAACAACGCATATATAAACAACGTCAGTTCTATTGTTAAACTAGCAGAAATCTACGGCACAGGTATTGGTGAAGTTTTAGTTAAGACTGAAATGGAACGAGTACCTACTACACAGCCTATGCCTGATTCTCAAAACATGGCTGCTGTAGGTGTTACCGAGCAAGAAAAAACTGTCGTTAAAATTAAGCCTGTTAATCCAAGAAACTTACTGATTGATCCTAACGCTGACGCTATTGATGACTCGATGGGTGTTGCAGTAGAAGAGTACGTCAGTTTGTATCAGATTGTTAAAGGTATTGAGTCTGGTGTTTACCGTAAGGTAGATATACAGCCACACTACGAAGGAGATGACTTAGATCCTAGTCACTTGGAAGATACTACTTACCAAGACGATAAGGTTAAGATTATTCGTTACTACGGTCTTATACCAAGAGAATACTTAGAAGACTTAGAAAACGGAGACGATGAAGTTGTTGAGTTGTTCCCTGAAAACTCTGCTGCTGATACTGTTTCTGATCTGGTAGAAGCTATTGTTGTTATTGCTAATGACAACCAGTTATTAAAAGCAGAAGCTTCTCCATATATGATGGAAGACAGACCGATTATTGCATATAGACCTGAGGTTCGTCCAGGACTCTTCTATGGCGTTGGAACAGTTGAGAAGGGGTACAACATGCAAAAAGCTATTGATGCCCAGCTACGCTCTCATATGGACTCTCTGGCGTTAACTACTGCGCCTATGATGGGTATTGATGCGACAAGATTACCGAGAGGTATGAAGTTCGAAGTTAGACCTGGTAAAAACATCCTAACTAATGGAAATCCTGCAGAAATCTTACAACCGTTTAAGTTCGGGAGTACGGATGCTTCTAACTATGAAACAGCAAAAGGTTTTGAAGCAATGCTGCTGCAAGCAACAGGCACACTAGACTCGGCAGAGTTGGTCAAGAGTGCAGCAGGAGGAGGGGGACAAAACAACGGTATGGGTATGTCGTTAGCTATGTCTGCTATTGTCAAGAAGAATCGTGTGGCAATGGCATCGTTTCAGGATGACTTCATCATTCCAATGGTTAAGAAAGTTGCGTATCGTTATATGCAGTTTGATCCTGACCGTTACCCGATGCAAGACTTTAAGTTTACTACGTTGTCTTCTATTGGTGCTATTACTAAGGAACACGAACAGCAACAGCTTATTGGTTTAATGCAGACGCTTGGACCTAACTCACCTATTGTTCCTATACTACTTAGAAGCATTATAGGTACATCAGGTCTGTTAAACAAAGAACAGTTAATGGTTCAGTTAGATCAAATGTCACAACCTGATCCACAAGCTCAAGAAATGCAGATGCAAGCGCAACAATTACAGATGGGTCTAGTAGAAGCTCAAGCTAATGAGTTAAATGCTAGAGCGCAAGAGTCTGCTGCTGACGCACAGGAAGCACAAGCTAGAACACAAAAATTATTAGTAGAAGCATCGTTACTTGATGACAAAGTTAAAGCTGATTTAGTTAGAAGTTTGTCAGCTAATATTAACGCTAAAGATAAAAATGAATTTGATAAACGTGTTAAAGCTGCTGAAATGATTTTAAAAGAAAGAGAAATAGACTCTAACGAAAAAATAGTAGAACAACAAATGAGACAAAATAATGCTTGACTTTTAAGTCAATTTGTGGTATATTCTTAGCACTGTTAAAACCATTTAGGAGAACTCCACTTTGGATAAAGAACTCCAAGAGTATTATGAAGCAAGATTCGACATGATGTCAACAAAAGGTTACAAGGATTTGTTAGCAGATGTTGAAGTAATGATTGAAGAAAGAAACAATCTGATGGCTACTCAAAGTCTTGAAGATTTAAACTTTCGTAAAGGACAGCTAGACGTTCTACATTGGATTAGAACTCTCAAGAAACTTTCTGAAGAAGCCTGGGAGCAACTTAACAATGAGTAAAAGAATGTTTGAATTTAGGTGTGGCGAAGGTCACATCACAGAAGAATATATTGACTCAGAGGTAAACGCTGTTGAGTGTCCTGTTTGTCAGTGTATGTCACTTCGTGTTATTTCAGCACCGCGTATTGCACTAGAGGGAATCACTGGTGATTTTCCTACTGCTGCAGATGCTTGGGCTAGAAAGCACGAAGAAGCAACAAGAATCGCCAACAAGCGCAGAGAGGGTTAGCGTCTGGTGATATTTTTTAATTCCTAAAATCACAAACGTGACAGGAGACTATATGGCTAATTTTGAAGAACCGGTTCAAGAGGAAGAAATTGAGTTTAGTGAAGTTGAAGAGTTAGGTCAAGAAGAACAAAAGGAACCACAAGGAGCAGAAGAACCTGCTGTAGAGGAAAAACCCGAAGTTGTTATACCTGACAAGTATCAAGGCAAGTCTGTTGAAGACATTGTTAAGATGCACCAAGAAGCTGAAAAGCTAATTGGTAAACAAGCTCAAGAAGTTGGTGAAGTTAGAAGACTAGCTGACGAACTTTTGAAACGACAACTCGAAGAAAAGAAAGCCGTTGAAACCCCAAAAGAAGAAGTAGATTTAGCTTCTCGATTATACGAAGACCCTGCAAGTGTAATTAATGAAACTGTAGAAAAACATCCTGCTATTGCTGAAGCTAGACATCAAGCTCTATCTTTAAAGCAAAATCAGGTACTTGAAAAGTTAAAAGTTAACTTTCCAGATTACGAGCAAACTTTAACAAATAGTTCTTTTGTTGAATGGGTTAAAGGATCTCCAATTAGAATTAGATTATTGACTGAAGCAAATAGTAATTACGATTACGATTCTGCTGCTGAAATATTTACTACTTGGAACGCTATTAAACCTAAAGATCAAACGGCTGATTTAAATGTTGTAGAAGAATCTAAGAAAGAAAGAAGTAAAACTTTAAAGGCTGCTACAGTAGATACTGGTTCACCTGCACCGTCATCAAGAAAAACTTATCGAAGGGCTGATCTAATTAACTTACGTTTACGTGATCCAGCACGTTACGAAGCTATGTCAGATGAAATTATGGCTGCATATGCGGAGGGACGTGTCAAATAATTGAAAGGAAATAAAAAATGGCACTAGGTTCTAATCATGTCACCAAGACCACTGCGGATAAGTTTATCCCAGAGATTTGGAGTGACGAAATTATCGCAGCATATAAGGCTAATCTTGTTGCTGCAAACATGTTCAGCAAGATGTCTTTCAAAGGTAAGAAGGGCGATACGCTTCACATTCCGAAGCCTACTCGTGGTTCTGCTTCTGTTAAAGCAGCTTCAACTCAGGTTACACTGATTGCAGCAACTGAGACAGAACAGCAAGTTCTTATCGACAAGCACTACGAGTACTCACGTTTGATTGAGGACATCGTAGAGACACAGGCACTTGCTTCTTTGCGTAAGTTCTACACTGATGACGCTGGTTACGCTCTAGCTAAACAAGTTGATACTGACTTGATTCAGCTTGGTCGAACAGTTGGTTCAGGTACTGCTTACTCTACAGCAGCTTCATCAACTAACGCTTTCATTGGTTCTAACGGTACAACTGTCTATAACAGTTCATCATCTAACGCTGCTGCGTTGACTGATGCTGCTATCAGACGTTCTATCCAGCGACTCGATGATGCTGACGTACCAATGACAGATCGTTGTATGATTGTCCCACCATCAACAAGAAATACTCTTATGGGTATTGCTCGATTTAC